TTTTTTTTTGAGGACTAGAAGACTAGCCCTCATTAATGTTTATTTATAAAAATAATTCATCAATAGGATACAAAAATATAGAAAAATACATAATCTGTTTTCTTCTTTACACCTCCGATAAAATTAAAATGCTTTTGGTTAATTATTGCCTTCACGACTAAAATCCACGCCAACCAACTTCATAGAAATACTCAATCGGAAAACGATTTTTGGATATGTTTCCATTCCTATCAAGAATCCTTAAGTCTAAGTAGTCATTGATTCTCATCTTCCTTGCAAAATGTGGATCATACTCATAGAATAACTTGAATAAGCTCCGCCACCTCACTATTTGAAATATTAAAGTTAGATACCTTGCTATAATTCTATCTGGTCCTGCGAGTTCAACAAATTTCTCCGGGTATAGAATCCGCGAGATTAACCAGTCATCAGTCTGATTTGGTGCATTCATCATGTCCCAGTAGAAACCAAGAAATATGATTTCTCCAACGTAGGATACAACACATTCTTCATACAACTTCAACCTAAAGTTAAATAACCTAAAGATACGCTTTACCTCAAGTAAATCGTCGAAATCATTAACTATGATAATGAAATCATCTCCCTGGGCTAAAAAATCCCCTGCAGTTGGGAACCGTTTGTGTAGGTGTAGAATTATATATGTTAAGACTAAAATAGTACAAAATGAATTGAATATAGTAGTCAAATAACTCCCAGAAGTGGTAGAACCAATTGTATTAGATACTTTATTGTCAACACCAAAAAATGGAGTGTAGCAAGTATAATTTAGCAAATTTGCTAAATTTGTGCGAAAGAATTCGTTATCTACATTACAAAACAACATGCTAAATAATGTATAGAAGGGAGGAGGTACTGACTTATCGAAACCCGAAATATCTCCACAGAGAATATATTTACCTTCCCTTTTGGCTTTATCCCTAACAATACCAATTTTATTTGATATATCGACCCTATTAGAGCCAGATGTAAAGAAATCGCCCATCCTATTTGTAAATAAGACTTTGAACCAAAATAAAAACTTTACTTCTAAATAAAGAATTAAGTATGGCACACCCCAGACATTCCTTATTTTATAGGTTACAGCATCATCATAAATTGACTCAGATTTAACCACAAATCTATGAAAGATAACCGTTGGGTGTAGTGCTAAGAATAATGGTTTTGCATTGTCCCTTGTTTTAAAATAAGAGTGTACATCACGCATTAACTGCTCCCTAACATCTTGGTCACCCTTCCTTTTAAACATAGGAAAACCAGAGTTGGAATCATTAGGTAATATCTTCAAAATGGATTCGTTGTCTAACTCATAATAGTCTGAAAGCTTAGGATCTAAAGTCTGTAAAATCCAAAGCATAGAATTTTTTAACAAACTAAGATCTAAACCGGACATATTAAAAAATTTCTTACGTTTATATACTTCAAGCTCTTTAGTATCGTACTCCTCGATTAATGAGGGTGAGAGTGTAGATTTTTCAGAGAGATTCTCAACCTTGAAAACCTTTTGCAAAGTTTTCTTGAAGCCTAATTCGATACCAGGCATAGAATAAGTACGAATAATATTCTTTGCTTTCGCACTGAAATTTACTGCACCATAGTTTATTCTAATTAACCTGGGTCTAATAAACCTCAATCCGAAAAATTTATAGTCTTTTAGTTCCATAAAAGTTTGATGATAATTTAAAAATTAAATAGTTTTTATAGTCAAAACAATAACTAATAGTTTGTTAATTTATACCACTTATAATCAAAGTATGGTAAATGTTTATTCATGTATTGAAACAGTGAAATGAGATCCACTGCCCAACTCCAGCGATTGATACTAGGCTTAATGGCACACTAAACCTGCAACAACCTATGCTACCCACATTCTAAGTAAAGCTATCTCAGACAGTAGTATGGAGAATACTAAGAGGGATTGATATCTTTGCCAAGGATAACCTGAGAATTTCCGGCTCTAGTTAAAACGCCTGTTTTCAGACTGGCTTACTTACACTAAATCACAACCTCTCGGAATTAAAATGGAAAACCATTAGTGACAATCTTTGCATAAGCAAACTAAAACAAAAATGTTTTAAGGGTAGTGGCAGAGTCACACACACCTGTAGGGTGAGGTCCTAGCTCAGGGAATAATTTGCTGGAGGATTCCTAGCATAACAGAATCTTGGGCAGAAAAACCTAGGCATTCCAACCGATACTCATCAATAATCACGATGGGTTTTTCCCC